CGGTGCCGGCGACTGCCCAGCGGCGTGCTCAAGATGTCGGCAATGGATTGCCGCAGGTGCTCGATGCCGGATATGGGTAGGCCGGTCTGGCGATCCATTCCGATCATCGATGTCACTCCTTGAACGGCTCGTATTCTTCGCTGGCTTTCAGGAACTTGACCGCCTCGATGTCGGAGGCCGGCACCACGACCGTCGCCTTCTCCACCGGATAGGAACGGTCAGTACCGGGCACGATCACCAGTCGCGACGTGTAGAGCTTGTCGCGGAATTTCAAGGACTCAGGCGATGAGTAAGTTGAGGATGACAATGCCGGTTCCGAGGGCGTTTGCGCATCAGTTGAGGTCGTATCGATCTTGGCCATGTGGTTCTCCATGCATGAAAAAGCCCGCATTGGGCGGGCTGGATGAATGTTTGGGTTAATGCTTGTGGTGGTTGTCGCTGTTGCCGACGGCCATGATGTTTCCAGCGCCGTCGATGTTGCCCGTTACGGATAACGCGCCGTCGATATTGACAGGCCCTTTGATATTCACGGTCGCTTCAAGATCAATCGTTCCCGACTTCACCGTTATCGCGTTATCCGTAACGACGACGTCCGTGCCGCCGACCTTGATCGCCACCGTGCCACTCGGCAGGGTGATGGTGTAAGACTTGGCCTGCCAGTCGTAGACCAGCGAGCCGCCATCATCAAAACGCCAGACCTCGACATGGTCACGGTTATCCGGCGGCGGTCCGGCATTGCCATACAGGCCCGGGACAAACGTGCCTTGTGACACGTCACCGCTGGGACTGATCAAACTGCCCTGCTCGCCCATGGACGGCGCCCGCCAGTGTCTGGCCTTGCCCGCCGCGATGCTGTGCCACCGCACCCAGGCGCTGACCCATTCACTTCCATCCGAGACGCGACACACCGGCGGCGAAGCGGACAGATCCAGCGCGACCACATAGCAAGCCTTGACCACGCCGGCGAGCATCCGGTCGTGCTGGGCGCTCGCGTAGCCACTCACACATCCTCCGCAGGGACAAAGTCCTCTTTGGCGTCGTTGTTGAATCCAATGAGCAACGACCCCGGCGGCTCGTCCGGCCACGGCCATTCCTCAAGGCCGAGATAAACTTGCTGAGTCCACTCCACCAGCCACACCGTGTATCCATCCAGGTGCGGCTGGGTCCAGTCCTGCAGCGATTGCACAAACTCGGCGGGTTCAACTGCCAACCCCCACGTCTGCGAACGCAGCAACACCGCCAACTGCGTCGCCAATTGCACGGCCTGTTGATGATGGTGCGCCTTGATCGGGTCAACAATGATCCGAGCCTCGAACTTACAGACCAGCGAGGTTTCGCCGGTACCGATATCGGTACCCGGCTCGATCTCGGCCACCTCCAGAAACACCGCTGGCAGCGACACGCGACCCTTAATGTCTGGCCAGGCCGTGACGGCCTGTACGCCAGGCAAGTGGGTACGCAGATGTTGTTCTACCGCCCGATAAAGCTGGTCCAGGCTGAACGGTTCTTCAGACATTGCCGATCCTCTTCAGGTACTTCTGCAGCTCAAAGTTGAGTTCCTGATTGAGAATCTCCAGCAGACGCTCATCTGCCTTTTTGACCCAGCTGTCGAAATGCGGCCGGGCTTGCTCCAGCGACACCTTGGCCTTGGCCAGCGGGAAACGACTACCGTTTTCGGCGACCCAACCCGAACTCGGCCCGCGACCGGGGGACACCGTGCTGTCCGGGTAGTCGTCTCCGTTGAAATGCTTGCTGGCTGTGCGGATCCAGATGTCGGGCTTGTTGCCGTAGACCTTCTTGAGAAAGGCACCTTCATAACGCCGCCCCGCCACCGACACACCGCTCCCGGTCTGCCGCGCCCGGCCGATCCGGCTGGATTCGATGGCGTTCAAACCGAACCACAGTTTGCCGCTCGCGGCACCGCCGGAAACCGGATAGCTGCGCAACCGCTGACGCACCGCTGCAACAGCAATGCGCTCTGACCGGCTGACGGCTCGGGCAATGTGCGTGCGCAACCAGCCCAACGTCTTGTTGATTGCGCGGCGATGCGCCGCTGCGGCCGCTTTCGGCACCACCTTGGCAAAGTCCTGGAACGCCTGAAGCTCTGCGGCCGAGGACTGGATAGAGATCATCCCGCCCCCGGCCGAGGGTTTGAAATAGCTGCCGACGCTCATGGCCGTAACCTCAGAATCAGGGCGACCAGCCCGTCACCGCTCGGTTCGAGCTGGATCAGGTCGTAGTCACCGCCGCCATCCAAGGCAGGCAGGTCAACGCTGACCAGCATGCCCTGTTCCAGACCTTGCGAATCGCTGACGCGGATCTCGAAGCGAGGCTCGCGCAACCCGGTGTTGAGCTTGCCGAACTTGGGTTGCAGCCAGGGCGCGGCAAACATGCCGAGCACTGGCTCTTCGCGACCCTCGATCCGTGCGGTGTCGCCCAGCGTTTCGAACACCACCGCGTCAACCTCGGCGATCAGATCGCGAAAGCCCATGGTCAGAGTTCCAGCAGGATCTGGGCGCGCGGTCGAGTGCACAGGTGCAGCGGGTTGGACTGCGCTTCACCGGCCATACCTTTGTTGAAGGGCAGCGGCTCGATCATGCTGTAGTACGGGATGCCCTGGGTGTTGACCGTTTCCATGTAGTCAGCCGGCGCGAACACTGAGATGTACAGATCCGGCACGCCTTCCGGAACCAGCAGCGCCTTGTCGTCATGGACAAAAGACACGCCGGCGACCTTGCCACGGTAGCGTTCCCAGATGATGCCGCCGAACTCGAAGCTTTCCCGGGCGTCACCACGCAGCGCTGCCGCTTGCTGACTGTTGAGGTAGGTCTCTTTGACCGACTTGTGAACAATCAGCTTGTTCCAGAAGTTCTTGCCGCAGAAAGCGCGCGAACCGGTACTGGTCACGCTGCCCAGCGCATCCTCCTGCATGTCCAGCGCCTCACCGCACATGACCCGCAGCTCGGTATCGGCCCTGGTCAGCCCCATGGACATCTTCTGACGCTGCACACCGAAGCGCTCATACAAGTCCAGCAGCACCGTCGAACCATCAGCGTCGAGGATCTGACCGTTGAGTGCGCCCATGCGCTGGAACTCATGCGTGGCGTCCAGCTGACGGCGCGCCTTAGCCAGACGAGCATTGACCACGTCCTGCACCGCCTGCAGCTCAGTGCGAGTGCCGAAGGCGCGGATGCCTTGGATCTCATCCGCCTTGATGGTGAAACGCTCAGGCAGGTGCACGGTGTTGAACGGGATCAGGTTGCGCTTGCTCGCAGCAACCACCAGGCCAGAACCACCGCGCTCACCGGCCGGCACCAGTGCCAAGGTGTCGCCGTCCTTTTCAATCTGCACGGTCAGGGTGGTAATGCCTTCCTCGCGGAACAGGCCCAAGGCACTGATTCGCCCTGGCAGATACGGTTGATCATTGAGTGCAGCGGTCAGCGAGGTAACGGTAAATGCTTCGTCGTCAAAAATGGCGATATCGGCCATGGGTACTCTCCAGAAACGAAAAATCCCGCACGCGGCGGGATGCATACAAAAAAAGGATCGACTTAGCGGACGATCACGAAATGGGTGGCGAGTGCTTTCTCGGCAGCCGGATCGAGGCCGGTCAAATGCGCTTCGCTGACCTCGGCCAACCGCACCACGGCGCGACCGCGACGCACCACATCGGATTCGCCAAGCGGGCCGTACAGAATGGCGACGGCGTTTTCGGTGCCGTCCTCAGCCGTTGGGTTGTACGGTGCGAATTCGCCGGAGGCGGTCACCAGCCCGAGGATTTGTCCGGGCCACAACTCTGGACCGGCCGCGACGTTGATCGCTTCACGCGAAATGGTGCCGGCGCCTTCGGACAGCAGGAATTCACCTGCGTGCATCGGTTCCTGTTTGATGGTCATGCTCGTGCTCCTTTCGCGCTTTGCGCGGTTCCAGTTTGGGCCGCTTGTCGAGCAGCCCAAATCGAGTTGGGGTCAGGTTGTTTGGCCAGCACCTTGGGCGCCAGGTCGTCCGCCAGCGGCAGACTGTTGTCGATTTCAAAGCCCTTACCGCTGGTGACAATTTTGTCGAACAGACGCGCCCGCACCGCCGGCGCATCCAGACCTGCCGCGACATACTCGGCGCTGAATTCAGGCAGCCGCGCGGCCACGCAGAGGTCGTTAATCGCCTTGGCACGTGCCAGCCCCACTAAAACGATCTCTTCACTTTCAAGCTGGGTGGACTTGAGCAGCGGCTCGATCAGGTTGCTGATGCCCGCCGCCGTGCAGCGCTGAGTGACCATCAATGCCAACTTGGCCGAGTCTACGACGGGCGGCACCGGCTGCGGATCGACAGGCTCAAGATCCGGATCCGGTTCAGGTGACTCGTTGAGCTGGGCCAGCAAATCAGCCGGTGCGTTCTGGAATCGTTGCAGAACCGCGCCTTGACCGAGACAGGCTTTGACCTTGACGCCGTCGCCCACTTCATCGGCCAGCCCCAATGCCACCGCTTCGTTGGCGGTCAGCCAGGTTTCAGCCGCCACCAAACGCCGCAGTTCCACCTCATCAATGTCGGGCGCTTTGGCCTTGTACGCCGCGATGATGGCTTCCATGGTCTGGTCGAGAACGTCGGCCACCTTGCGGAAGTCTTCAGCATCACCGGCGGCGTATGTCCATGGGTTATGGATCATCAACATCGCGTTGGAAGCGATCACCACGCGGTGGGCACCGCACACAGCCACACTGGCCGCACTCGCTGCCAGTGCATCGATCCGGCCGGTGCAGCGTTCGCCCAAACGCGACAGCGCGTTATGCATGGCCAGACCGTCGAACAGGTCGCCACCGATGCTGTTGAACGCGGCCACCACCGGTGAAACACCGTCATCCATGGCGCGCAGATCCTGCACGAACTGATTCGCAGTGATGCCCCACGCGCCGATCTCGCCATAGACGAAGACTTCGATCACTCGCTCGGTGGCCTCGCCGCTGGCATGAACGGCGTACCAGGTCTTGTCCTGTACCTCGACGCGTTTGCCGGCGCGGTTGTAAATACGCGGTTTCGCGGTTTTGCTCATGGTTGCTCCTTGTCGTCGTTGTCTTCGACGGCATCAAGGGTGTTGTAGTTGAGGCCCAATCCCGTGGCGCGCGCCAGATCGGCAGCGTTTTCCAGATCGACCGTTTCGGCGTCGTAGCCAGTGCGCAAAACCATCTCGCTGCGCGACGAAAAACCGGCTCTAACCTCCATCGCTCGCGCCTGCACGTCCTGCACCGGTTGGATGTAAGCCCAGCCTTGTGGCACCCAGCGGGTGCGCAGGTATTGGCGGCGCTTCTGTGCGTAATCGTCCAGCACCAAGACACCCGACAGCACCGCCATGTCCATCCACGCAGCCCGTACCGGGCGGCAGAATTGATGCACGTACACGCTGAACTGCAGTTGTTCCAGGCGACGCCGAAACTCGTTGAGTACCACCCGCAGCGCTCGATCGTTGATGCCGCGCATGTCGCCGGTGAGGATCTCGTAAGGCGTACCGCTACCCGCCGCTGCAGCCATCAACTGCTGACGCATGAAGTCCGGGTAGTTGTTGCCCGCGTCCGGCGGTTTGGAAAATTCCACCTCTTCGCCCGGACCGAGTTCCTGCATGGTGCCGGGTTCGAGCGCAACCATGGGCGTGAAGCCGTCGCGGTCCAGATCCAATAACGCGCCGGTAACCGGATCGCGTGGAGCCGGACCCGCGTCAGGCGACGGGCGCTTGATGAAACCGGCGAACAGGTTGGCCACCTCCTGACGGAACAGCACCGCGTCGTCGTAGTTGTCCAGACTGCGCAGCCGTTTGAGTACCGGCGACAATCGCGGCACACCGCGCAACTGGCCAGGTTCGACCGGTTCGAAGATGTGCAGCACCTGCGCGGCCGGGACGCGCACTAGCTGGTTGTAGCCGGCATTCAACGAGGCCGTATCACGCGGGTGCGACAGGTACATCCAATACGCTATCCGCTTGCCGCCGGGCGTGAACTCGATGCCGGCACGGATGACGTTGCCGTTCTTGGTGCTCTCGAATTTGTCGTGCGGCACGAACTCCGGCGCCAGGATCTGCAACTGCAGCGGAACCGCCAAACCTTCGTCCCGACTGCGAGGACGCAACCGGACGAAGCACTCGCCCGATGTTTCCACCGTGCGCGCCACTAGCGCCTGCTGGCCGTAAAAGTCGGTGCGGTCATCCGCATCAGACTCATCAACCCAATCGCTCCACAGCTCCTGCAGCAGCTTGCGCAGGGCATCATCATCGGTCGCTGGCCGAGGGGTGATGCCGGTGCCGATCAGGTTGCTGACGCGCTTGTCGATGACGTTGAAGGCATACGGGTCATTGCGAACCGCTGCCCGGGAGCGCGACCGCAAATTGCGCAGTGCCGGGGTGTTGATGCTGTTGATCCCGTTGTCGGGAGCGTCCCAGTTAGCGGATCGGCGGCCTTCACCAGCGCCTTCGTAACTGGCCTTGATGTTGGACGGCAGCACAAAGCCGTTACGGGTCAACGTCGGAAAATGTCGGGCCATTAAAGTCCCTTGCCCCCGTGATAAAGGCGGACCACGCGCGAACGTGGCCCGGCGTCGCGTGCCAGCGACGAGCGTATTTCCGCGCGCGCCGCGAGCAGTTCATCGACCGTGCGGTATTCCACGGTACGGTCGGTGTAGCGCACAGTTTTCTCACCGCGAGCAATGGCCGCCTCAACCGCGTCGAGGTGCTTTTTCGTAAATGACATATCAGCGTCTCTTCAGGTAGCCACTGGTGGAACTGCGGCGTTGTGGGGGAGCGGCTGCCGGACGTGATTTCACGGCGGGTTGCGGCGCCTGTGGTGCGGCCGGTGTTACGACTGGCCGGCTGAGCCGTTCGCTCTGAACGGGCTGGCTGCTATCGCCAGAAGCCGACTGGATGATCGCCTGCCGAATCCGCGTCCAATCGTGATCTTGGTAGCGATTGATGCCGAGGTAATGGGCCATGGCCAGGTTGTACACCAACAGATCGAGCGCTTCGTTGCGCTCGGCCTTGCCCTTGGTCCATTCGATGCGTTTATGCCCCCTGACGTAACGGGTGATTTTTCGCTCAGCCACGCACTGGGCGAAAAAGTCATCCGGCAGGTCGTTGGCAAAGTGCAGCGCTCCCGGTCCGGTGTCGAACACATAGCGGTTGTAGATCCAGTCCTTCGCCGTGTCGGTACCGACAATCCAAAGCTCGGCGCCATGCCGTTCAGTGAGGCCCTTCCATGTCACGTCGACCATCGAAGGTCGCTGCGCGATCACCGGCCGGCCCCGCTTGCTCGCCCCCTTGATGGCGAACACGCTGCGCCAGCGGCGCATACGACAGAACTGATAGACCTCATCCGTATGGTTACCACCGGAGTCGACCGCCGTAGCCATGATCATCAGCTCAGCACCACAAGGGTGTCGGTAACGGGCCTTGAGTAACTCGTCCAGCGCCACCCAGGTGCGCTCATCGGCAGGGTCGCCGGAGATCACCTGAAAGTCGACCACCCAGCGTTCCATGCCGGCCCCCCAACCCATCACCATCAGTTCCAGACGGTTGGCTTGGGTGTCAACAGAAGCGGTCAGCATCAACACGCCGTCGGGCATTGAGCCAAGCCCGTAGTTTTCCAGCCGCGCCCGATCCCTCAGCACATCGGCCGAGGTTTGCTCCTGAGCGCTATCCCAGACCTTGGCCAGACGGGTGTTGTAAAACACCTGCATCGGCTCCAGATCGCCTTTGGCCTGAGCCTTTTTAGCTTTCTCGAATTGCTTGGCCAACGAGGCCCAACCGGTCCAGCCTGGCGGCGAGTACAACGCATTCAAGTTAAAACCAATGGTTTCGCCATCGCCCTGGGTGTGTGCCCGCCACTCCCCTTTCGCCAGCATCTCGCCCTTATAGCGTTCCTCGATCAGTACGTCGCAGTCGGGGCCGGCGCACTGGTAATGCACAACCTGAAAATCCGCCGAGTAATGCAAACGCTCCCACTCCAGAACCTGCATGTGGTCACAGGTTGGGCACGGCACGTAGTAGTAACGCTGATCGCTGACCTCAAACAGATCAGCGATCCGGGAGGCCCCCCTGACCGTCGGCGAACTGGAAAAGTAGAATTTCGCGTTACGGCCGAAAGTACTACCGCGAGTCTCGGCCAGTTCGACCGGGTCGCCCTCTTCGCCCACGTCGACACTCCAGCGATCAACCTCGTCGCCGTAGATGTAGCGTGCGGAAAGCTCCGCCAGGTTGGCCGCAGAACCGGCCGTGGTGATGTACAGCGAACCACCCTCAAACTCCTTCGTGTCCATGGTGTTGCGCGCATCTCGCGAGCGGTTGGACGCCACGCGCTCACGCAGAACCGGCGTAGCCTTGATGGTTTTACCAATCCGCGACGATACCCGCTTGGCCAACCCCAGACTGGGCAACAACGTCAGGATATTGGACGGGGCCATATGGATCAGGCCGCCGATCCAGTTCAAGGCGATCTGCGTCTTCATCAACTGCGAAGCCACCATGGTCACCACCCGCTTGCACGGGTGGGCAGGTGACAGACAGCGCATCGGCTCACGCGCATAAGGGGTGCGCGAAGTGTGGTATTGACCAGGCTCGGCCGCACCCGTGTCGCGCGGGATGCGCATGTACTCGTCGGCCCACTGATCAATCCAGACATCTGGCTCTGGTCGCTGCCCACGGAAATACGCTTCGCGGTACACCGTCGCACCGTTCGACATTTCTAAGGACATAGGTTTAGCTCGGGGTAATGGCTTGTTGTAGATCTGCTGCTGACAGCCGCTCAGCATCTTCCAGTGTTTGTCGCAAAGCCGACGTCAGACGTTTTTCGATTTGCCATGGATCAGACAGCGAGGCCAGTTCCGGCGATAGCTGTGGCGCCATTCCAAGCAAAAGATCACGCAGTAAGCGACCGGCGTTATAGGCCGCATCTTCGACCGCTTTGCGCTCTACCAAGGTGCCTCGGGCTTTAAGGAAGTTGTCTTTCTCCTGAAGCGATAGGTAGTGCTCACGAAGAGCGCGTGACTTTTGAAAGTCGGGTACCTGACCAGAGGGATCATCTACAAAGTCTGCGATGACTATTTCCAGCGGTGGCTGATCACTCCGCCTCGGGCGATTGCGCTCATGTCGAGCGGCGACGGCCGCCTTACTCGGGTCGCTCGTCATGGCCAGAAGCTGCTCGCTGGCCTCCACATCAATCTGCCCGGCAGCGTTCAGAACCAGTCGTTGATTCTTGACCAGCTTGCCGACGTACTGCCTCGACCACCCCTTCAGCTCGCAGTACTCCTTGCGAGTTACAAAAGCCATGCGGCCTCCATCGTCGTGGCTTGTTAAGCCTGTCAACTAACCCGGCTTAGTTGACAAGCCTTCTGGCCATTGCACAGGGGCTGCTGTTCAAGAAATTGAACAGGCATAAAAACGCCTACAGCCCAATAGAACCGGGGGGACTTCACTAAAAACCTTTGTTTGGATCACGCAAATTCTGTCGCTGAAAACCCGGCATTCCTTGTCAACCTGTCAACCGTTGTCAACTAACTTTCCAGCCCTGTGGCTAACGCTTTCCCGCGGGTTTCCGACCCCGTACCCTTCAGATAACCCCAGGGTCCCCGGCGATTTCAGCGCCAAGTCAGGTCGGGGCTCACTTTTGACTCACAACTCCCTCCCTTGCCTATCACGCGGACCTGCATTGGCCGATCTCCTTGGAATATTTGATTGTCAACGACTTACTCGTCGACTTGAATGCCTGCCTTCTTTGCCAAGAACCGGGTGTACAACCCCCCCGCTACATCGGCACCAATTACCGCAATGACGATGCCCAATCCGGCAGCCAGATAGAGGTTGTTCCAGAGCGCCATTGCTAGCAGCAGCGTGGCCATTCCCAGCAAACCCGATGCGAGAAATCGCAAAGCCACTCGCTGCAGGATCTGTCGCAACCCGAGGTCGCTGCCCGATGCTCTCAGCATCTCCCCGGACAAGCCCGCCATGCTTAGCAATATCAGAAGCCAAAGTGGTACATCCGCGAGAGCTTGCTGTTCCGTGCTCATCTGTAGTCCTCAAATAGGTTCGGCCTCCATGTCACTGTCATCCGCTACGAGCAAAGAGCCAGGCATGGGGCCGAAAACGAAAAAGCCCCGCACGGTGGCAGGGCTTATAAATAGGCATAAAAAACCGACTCGATGGTCGGGCTTCTGGAAGCGTCTAGCTGCGTTCACAGCAGTTCACGCTGCTATAAAACCATGCCTATTCCGCGCGGAAAAGTCTTTTTACCCCTCGAACGGATGATTTTTTGACTTGACGTGGCTATTAGCCTTGACAATGAACTAAATAGAAGTGATAGATGGCGCTATGATGGCCCCTTGCAAAACGGCCGTTCGAATTGCAATTAGCTAACCGCAAAAAAACAAAACCCACTAAAAAGAATTTTATGAACGAATTCCTGCGCCAATTAGTAAACGATCCATTCTCTAGCTATACAGCGGCTGTAGCGAGTTTTTTAGCACTCATCTTATCGGCGACATTGACATTTAAAACAAGACCATTTAATCGCCTAACCAAAAACATGTCAAAACTTTTCCTTTACGACGAATCTGACTCTTCACAATCAAAGAACTACTTAGAAAGACTTTTCTACTTAGAGATGCAAGTTGAAACCTTACAAAAAATATTTTCAAGCAAAACAAGCGAGAGTAGAAGAGAAGCAATTGATACAGAGCTTGAGATCCAGTTATCACGTGACCTACCTGGACTGATCGCTAAAAAAATTGAAGAAACTAAAGCAATTGAAAATTCATTGAGTGAAGAATTCAAGTTAATCATCGAAGAATCAGTGTCGACTTATCTTACGCAACACCCGCCGTCAAAAATACTTCAAGAGCAGCGAGAGCAAAACCGTATAAAAGATCGAGAAAATCGAGGCACAATTCTCGAAACCACGATTCAGGAGCAAATGCGTAGTGCCGGCAGGTTAAAAACGGTCATGATCAACCTGTTTGTACTATTCAATATTGGAGTGCTATTAATCTATTTCTTTGCTGGAGAAGCTCTCAGCGATAGAGCAGTAACAGCAATCATCGGCCTATATGTCAGCTTAGCCGCATTCATTGTATATATTTATAGAACATCAAACTTTCGCTCCTCAGTACTTCTAGCTCTCCACGAAGATGGAAAAAAATACTACGATGCGGATGAATACCTTAAAAGACTCAAGCCCGGGGCGTCTCCAACAGATAGAGATGTGGAAGTTTTAAAGCTCTTACTTCTCAATCGATCCGAGCGAGAAAAAATGGCAGACCATCCTTACGAGCTGATTCTAAAAGGCGTCACAAATTCGAACATTCAACTAAAGGGAGGAAAGATGATCAGCTCCGCGAAAGGGGAAAAATAATTTCAGTTATCGCTATGGTATTAGCTGAGCAAGCAACAGCTAATACCATACAACTGTTTTAGGCAGCCTTCGGCGTATTGCTTACCGCACAATCAATCCAAGCATCCCCCAATGTAGCCAATTCACAAGCATTCCCTTCCTCACTTAGATGCCATGGTATACCGGAGTCTTAAACCAAATCGCACCATCCTTTGTTTCCCACACATCATAAACATAACCATTACTATAGCCCCCATTAGTCCTATTGGCGGGATGAATATCATACTCACACGCCTGCAAATATTGATAATTTAGGGACATTGATTCTTGCTGAGTTCTGGCATTTTTAAAGAAAAATGCTGTTTCCCTTGTTTTCCCATCGCCTTCCGGAATTGGCTTTTTGCTTGCAAAGACGTTAGTTATTTTTGCTCCTCTCTGAAAACAAATCTCTACATGATTGTGCGCACGCCAAGTAAGGCTTGGATACAACATCCCGCTTATTTTTGCACTAAAATCAAGTAATCCAACAGCGATAGCCGCAATTTTCAAGATTGTTTCATCAGAGTTCGCCCGGCTTCCTATCTTACCTTTCCCTAACTCTCCAGCGGAGATAAGGTAATTATTCCCAAAATTAGGATGAACAAATTCACACAAATAATCATAGGAGTCTGAAGCATCCAAAGCCTTCAAACCTAGAGCCTTTATCGCTGTATTAACATGAATCGCCTCAGACTCTTTAGTTGAGTCTTTCGTTTTGCCCTTGCCAGCATACGTGCGCTTCAAAACTTGTTCAGCTTTAGCAATCACTTTATCTATTTTTTCCGGTGAACCCTGATCCTTTAGGTCATTCAACATCTGCTCAACTGCATCCATGCAGTACGTTAGCGTAGCGACTTGCTCTAAAAGTGAGCGACAGTTATTTGCTAGCGACAGTGGGTTATTTGTCTCTAGCGCGCCAAGGACTCCTTTGGCAAGCAAATAATATTTATATTTAAACAGTTCAACACAGTAAAATGAATGATCCGCAACATAATACAATCGCTGAGATACCACATTTAGCGGCGGGCGTAAATTTTCGGACTTCTTCTTAACTACAGCTCTGAGCCCCTCAAATCTACTGTCGTGATCCCTCAGAAACTCTTGGCTCTCAGCTTCCTCAATATACTCACCCAGAAATTTTTGAACCAAATCAGCCTTTTCCATATTTCTTCCCTAGGAGTGCGTATGACAATCAGGGATCAAAACCTGATCAAAGATCATAGATTATCAGGTAGCACTAACAGATTGCATCCAGACAAGCGTTGTATCGAATAAACCATTCGTCTTTAAAAAATCAACTACTCCACGGCTCCACCTTATGCTTGCTAGGCTGCACGTCTTGTACTGCTGACCGCGCAATCAATCCATGCTGCCCCAGCCCTCGCCAACTCTCTCGCCTTTCCCTCACTCATACCGTAGTGCTTACCTACTCGCACCATCGGCCATTTGAGACCGTAATATAGCCAGATAATGTCGCCCATCTGTTGATCACGGCACGATAGCTTCGCTACAGCATTGTCGATAGCAATAGCCCAATCATCAGTGATGCAATAGTTCTTGGTCGACGATGATCGTGGCACCGCCTGACGCATCAGCGCAAACGTAGGTGACGTGTAACCTGGCACTCCCATGCCGTCCATCCTCCACCAACCCCATTGCTCGAGCAAATACTCGGTATCACCCAGCGGTCGTCCTGCCGGCTTACGAATCATCATTTTTTCAATCTCCTGTGTAGTTTGTGCCGCCCGCCCCTAGGCGGTTCACTCGTTCGTATTGGCACTGTGGCTCGCTCGTGAGCGGCAAGCCTTTCAGTGCTGAAATTTCACTCAGTGCTCGTTGCAATTTGAAACTCAACTGAGTGACCAGTTCGTCGGAAGAAAGCACCAACTTGCTGCCGCTAACAATCCAACCTGAACCGTTGCAATTCGTGCAAACCAGCTCATAAAACAGACCTTTTACTACCGCTTTCCCCAGGCAGGTCGAGCAAGGGTCCAGCTCGATCCGCTCCCTTTTAAAGTCAGGCACTAGCCCTTTATGCATGATTTAAAACCTCGCCTATGATTGTTTCTTCAATGGCCTTGCAGGCCTTATCGTCTGTGGCTTGCAGCGAATTACCGGAATCTTCAAATCTAAAGCCGGTCAATCCATGAATCGCTGCAAAGCCTTTCTGATCTAGATGTGCGTGCCACTGTTCGAGGGCATCACGCTTGCGGCTCATCACGTCCGACTGGATATAAACCTTCACGTTGTGGCCCATCGCGTGGTTGATCAGCAGCTCGCCAATCAGGTGGTCGATGCCGAGATCTGCCCAGCCAGTGCGGGCCAACTTGCGCAGGTCGTGACTGGTCCACTCGCCCTGCCCCAACCGACGAAACACGGCGCAGCCCTGAGCCTCGCCCAGTGACTTGCCGTTGCGCGCCGGGAACAGACACTGGCCCTCATAGCCTCGGGCGTATTGACCTTCGCGGTACCGGGTCAGCAGCGTGCACACTTGCTCCGTCAGGGGAAGTTGATGCTCGACACCGGTTTTCGTGTTCTCGGCCGGGATGAACCATTCCCGCTCGGCCAGGCTGATATGCGACCAGCGCGCCATACGGGTTTCACCGATCCGCGTGCCGTGGCAGAGCATCATCAGCGCAAGCATCGAATCCAGCGGCGCGGTGGCCATGACGTCGGCCAGTTGCCCGAGGAGACCTTCCAACTGAACACCGCGAAGCCGAGACGGCTTGATGCCGACCTTCGCCTTGGAGAAATCGTTGAACCGGATAGCAGCCATCGGGTTGGGCGTGATCATCCCCAGCTTGGCCGCCTGCCGGAATGCCAAGGCCAACAGCTGGAACGCGGAACGCACGTAGTCGATGGAAACCGTCTCCTGCAGCGGCCACATCAACAGGGTGTCGAGTGCGGGCTTGTCGACGCCGATCAGGGGCAGCTCACCGAGACGCGGCTTCAGGTGGCACTTGATGATCGAGGCGCCGGTGTTTTTGCGCTTGGTCGACAGATTGCGATCGCGCGACATGCGATCAGCGAACCAGTCCAGCAGTTCGCCAACAGCGTTCCACTTCGACAGGCTCGCGCCCTCCCCGGCGGCCAGACGCAGCCGAAGCGACGGCAGCGCCGCTACAACCTGTTTGTGAGTCAGCTCGGGGAAGGTGCCGATGGGATTCCACTTGCCCTTCAACACCAGGTACCACGAACCACCGGTTCGAGCCTTGTTGAAACGCAGGTACAGGCCCTTATTCTCAATGTCGCGTACGTCCTGTACGGTGCCGGCCACTTGGCGTTTGATCTCAGCTTCGGTGATCTTCACCGCGGCGGTACTCATGCGGCCCCCTTCACGGTGAGAATTCCAGCCATGATCAGGGCTTCGTGGGTTTCGGCGATGGCGCGCGGCACGTCCTGCCAGTCGATCTCGCCGGCGGCGCGGCCGTCGATCACGTCGTGGCAAGCGCTGCACGCGTACACCGCCACGGTGTCAAAGCCTTTCATGCCCATACCCTTCTGCCCGCAAGGCAGATGCGCGAGGACGGTGGTTTCTGGATTGTGATTGCAGATACCTGGCATCCGGACGGTGCACTCTTGGCCATTGGCCGAGGCGCGAAGCTTCTTCGAGCTCACTCGCATGAAGGTTTCCCCGTCACGACGTCAACGACTTCATAGGTCCCCGGCCACATCCACGAGCCATAACGCTTGGCCATGGCCTCGTCGGCAAACAGCGCCAGCGCGTGATCAGGTGGCGAACTCAAATCGACCTTGAACGAGCAGCAGAACACTGCAAAGCGATAGGTATCGATTTCGGGTACAGCAAGGCGACGGTCACACACGTCCTGCTCTCCCCGCACGCATCGCGCGCAAGTTGGCCAAAGCGGTGTTACCCACTTCGGGGTTGCGATCAGGCTTAGGCGCAGCAAGTTCAGCAATAGGGATAGAGCCTAGGGGTTCACCCTTCCAGATCTTCCTGCACTGGGCCAAGTAGTGACGCTCGAAGCTCGCCAAACCAAGTTCACGCGAGAGCAATGGCAGGCCATGAAAACCAGCGGCCGCAGTAGCGTGGTAGACCGCAGCGTGCATCCACTTGGCCGAATCACGCATAGCGGGATGGCAGTTGCGAAGACCTTGGGCGTACGCCTTTTCGACGCTCGGCAATCCCAGCCCTTCAGGGGCAAAGCACCAGCTAACGAAAACGCCAGGCGCCGGAACAAATGCCGACTTACTCGCACTCAGGACGCGCATGCCGTGGTCGATTTGCTCCATCCGGTTGATCCCGGAGCGCATGAACTCGCCGAGCCATTCAAGCTTCGAGGCGTTCATCACGGCCTCAGTAGGCCAAGACTGGCGCCATGCGCCACAGGCACCACGAAGACGCAGGAACAAATCGTCGATGACAGCTTTGGTCGATGGATCAACCTCGGCCACTACTGGGTCGGACGTCGGCTTGTAGGTAGGGTCGGTTCGCCGTTCGGCAATAAGATGGCGTGCAGATTTCATACCCGAACTCCCTTGGCAGTCCAGTCACCGGTCGCATCCATCTCTTCCTCAATGTCGCCGGACTTCACAGCGCGATCACGCTTGATCCACTTGGCAAGGCGGTGGCACCAGCCGGCGGCGTTGTCACGGGTATCGGGTTTGGCGATGAAGAAACCTTTGAACGAGTTAATCAACTCATCGGTAGCCGACGAGATCGGCAAGCACATCAGGCGAAGCTGGTCTTCCAACTGTTTAGCGCTGAACTCCCAGTCGGCAAACATCGAAAAGCGCTGGCGAGGATCTTCGAGAGCATCAAGAGCTTGTCGATCCTGATCATCGACCACGCCAGGAAACTCGCGCTGCAGCTGCTGTTCGGTTACCTGATGGTTAATTGACGTATTGGGTGCAGCCGCTGCACCCCGTTCTGTCGTAGCTTGCACCCCGTTCTGTTGTGGATTGCACCCCGTGCCGTCATTTGCACCCCGCTCGGAACGGGGTGCAGCATTTGCACCCCGCAATAATTGGAGGTCGTAAACGACTGGGCGTCGGTCATGGCGATCAATGTGAACAGCAGCAATCGCCTGATTGCCCTGCTTGATCAGTCCCGACTTCTCCAGGTCATCTAACTTGTAACGCACGGTACGCTCGGATAGACCGGTGTCCTGAGCCAGGGTGGAAGCTGACGGAAACGCGCCAGTACCGTTCGATCCGGCATAGTTGGCCAGGCACAGCAGAACGTGCCGTGCGCTGGCATCCTTGAGAACTTGCGTGGGCAAAGACAGCGCCCATGACATTGCTTGAACGCTCACAGCGAGGCTCCGATATTCAATTCGGCAAAACGAGATGACGTGTGTTGCGACACGCTTTGCGAACTCTGAAAACGTGTCGCGACATTGTTCTGGGTATTGCTAGAATTTGGCTGGCTCTGCATAATCGGGCGTCTCTAGTTTTGCGAATCAGCCGACCTTCTCCGTCGGCTTTTTTGTGCCCGCTGTTCAGGCGATCTTCAAATTCAGTCGGTGTTTCGCGAGCAGGGCTTCTGCCTTCCGACCCAACTCCCCTGCGCGCGCTTCTACCTGACGGCATTGCTCGGCGAACGCTGGCAGATGCGGAAGGTCCTCTTCGCACATCACTTGGTCGTCAAAGACCTCACTGCCGGTGTCGATCACATCGCCCAGGGCGCGGATCAGCGCACCGAAGCTTTTGTTGGCGCATTGGTCACTGCGCATCTGGCGAGCCCCGATCAAGCCGTGGCGCCCAGCGAGTTCGTTGATGCAGTGGTCGCGGAACTCAGGCTTCAAAGCATTTACCCATGACTCCTCCAACCAAGACGGAATCTCCTGATCGCCAGACAACCAGCGCTGAATACGCTTTAGCCAGCGGCCAGTCGCCTTCACGAATTCACCGACATCGTTGAGGCGCACTAACTCATAAAAGTCCGGAATCTTTGCTTCTTTGATCTTGTCCGCCGGGACACGCACATAGATCTCTCGGGCGAGGGATTGCGCGAAATCGTCCTGACTGAGACTGGTGCGGGCGATCTGATTTGCTGCATGCGCTACCAGCACCTGGTCGCGAGTTTGAGCGCTATGTCTTGGACTGGACGTTTCCATGGGGATTGCTCTCTTCTAATCTGGGTACAAGGGGCCAGCGTTGCGTTGATTGTCATGCCGCTACTGGGGATTTGGATTCGGTGAGAAGCTCATAAAGATCAGGTCGTAAGCCGGACATGGTCAGTTCTCCACCTGCTGCGGCCTGTAGCTTTTTCGAAAGCTCAAGAGACGGCTTCCGATGACCGCCTCCGATTTGGTAGAGGTAGCCGACGCTCGTGCCCGCCGCTGTCGCAACTCGATCGCGCTCGAGTGCGGTCGCCTTTTTGAGCCACACTTGCATTTGAGTGATCACAGGTAGTCTCCTTTTTCGGACGCAGTTTATCTCCAAGCTAAATTTGTTAGCAAGCAAGAGTTTAGCTCCAAGAATATTTATCATTTAGCTAAGAGCTGCAATCATCAGCGCATGGACATATACGCGATCAGAAAGCGCAACCTGGAAGCCCTAGCGGGCGACAGAAAGCGAAAAGAATGTGCAGAGAAGTGGGGGACCTCATCGTCGGTCTTGAGCCAGATTCTCTCTAAGAACCCTGTGAGAAACCTTGGGGATGAGCTCGCGCGTCGTATTGAGTTGGCAGAGGGGTTGCCGAAGGGCTTTCTAGATAATGTTCACGATTCCACTTCACAAGCTCTCCTCAGCCCCGCGCCTTACCACAGGGCGCTTAACGACATCAGAATTTGGGATGAGTCGACGCCTGTGGAAGAGGACGAAGTGTCAGTCCCCTTTTTGCGCGAGATAGAATTCGCAGCGGGTTCCGGACGATTTTGCATTGAGGAGAGCACAACGTCCTTTCTTCGGTTTGGGAAAAAAAACCTCCGCGAGAATGGGGTTCAGTTCTCAAATGCCAAGTGCGTGACTGTTCGCGGAAACAGCATGCTCCCCATATTGAGAGATGGTGCAACTGTTGGAGTCAACACAGGAATTTCATCTATCGCGGATGTAACGGACGGCGACCTATACGCCCTTAATCACAACGGCCAGCTTAGAGTGAAGCAGCTTTACAGACTACCAACTGGAATTCGACTTCGTAGCTTCAACAGGGAAGAGCATCCAGACGAAGACTACACCTTTCAACAAGTCCAAGATGAGCAGATCGTGATTCTGGGGCATGTCTTCTGGTGGGGAATGTACGCGCGATGACAGCGTTTCCAGCCCAACTGCGTCCTATCGAATATTAAACATCCGCCCAACTTCTAGCTTGCAAGCCGGAAAGGGATTCATCCACTTTTATTCCAAACCAGTCATTCCTTATAATCACCTGCAAAGACAGCACAACAATATTAAATCCAGACTGAACAATTTCGTGCATTTTTGAG